TGGATTTGGTCATTACCTTCGTGGGTAATTGCGCTTTCCGTATTATAAACGGCATTCGATAGACAGCTTGCAATTATCTCGGTCACGGTCCGTGGGTCGGGAGATATGTCTATAAGATGGGATAGCAGTTGAGTCATGGCTCCGCCCATAGCAGGGCCCTTCATCATGCCTCTGGCTTCGAACTCGTTTAGTAGTTCTATAGTCATATCGCAGGCTTCGAAGAAATCGTGATGCGCGTCTTCTTCATCTGTTAAGTATGCGTTGCCAAGCTTTTTCAAGAGCATCTACCTTCTGTTTGCGTTGCTCTGGGGTCAGGTTATCATCTTTTTCGACGATAGTCATATAATCATTTATAAATCTTTGGAAAGTTGCCACTGCTTCTTTATACTGCATTTTTATATCCTCGAACGAAAGTGCCCCAGTCGGGGGCAACCGAACTGGGGCTTTCAACTACGAAGGTGTCCAATGGAGGGGGACACTAACCGAATAGTACACTAGATGTATGCGATATGCAATACTTAATCGCATATATGGTGTATACCCTCTGCTTTATCTACATCATCGTGTATAGTTAGCAAACAAGGGCTACACCTACGAATCAGTATTTTGTTGGTTTTTTCAACTACTTCCAGTGGAGCCTGACACTTGGGGCAAGTATTCTGCACGAGCCGTTTGTGTATCTCCCCCGCCTCCTTCTGATACTGCATTTTTCTGCCTTCTGTCTTTGTGATCCTCAAAAATCATGCGAAGTTGTCCGGATATTGTCCGCCCTTCGTCTTTTGCCATAAATTTAACTTCCTCGTACATGTCCCGTGGCACGAGAATGCTTTTCCAACGCGTTGTATCCATAAATCCATCTCCGATTTTATCGGTATTTCTAGGATAATATAAGATAATATGCAAGTTTGCAAGAAAAAACCCCGCCGAAGCGGGGAAGTTAGATTGAGCCACAAGCGCGGACTCTATCGAGCAGTGTAAAAGACTTAAATTTCCTTTGCTTCTCCCCAAGACGGACCTATTTCTACGTCACATTTAGAGGGTACTTTCAATTCAACCGCAGTCTCCATAATCTTAGCAACTTCTTTGGCTTCGTCAACCGTTTTTACAGACATTGCTATCTCGTCATGCACTTGGATCATGGGCAGTCGGCCGGTTTTATATATATCTACCATCGCTTTCTTGGTCATATCGGCGGCACTGGCTTGGATCAGCCGGTTCAAAGCTTTGTAGGTGTACGCTCTTTTCAGTCTGGTCGTTGGGCCGTGGGCATCGGCCGCCTCTTTGTAAGGCAACGCCTTGTGCATTGCGAAACTATCCGGCTCCCACAGATTAAATCTACATTTTCTACCCAGTAAAGACCGTAGTGAACCGCTTGAGCTACGCTCGTTTAGCTTGTTTGTGACGCCGTTCATCAGCCCTTTAACAAACGGTACGCGGCTATGGTATTGTTTTACAATGTCTTTAGCTTCTTCGACAGATATGTCGAGTTGCTCTGACAATTTATTTACGCCCATGCCGTACATCATCCCAAGATTTATTGTCTTGGCTTGCTTACGCGGTATGTTTGCCATTTCGGCTACCATTGTATGGAAGTCCGTGTCTGGATTGTCATTGTATTCTTTGACAAACTCATCTGTACCTTCTAAGGCCGAGCCCCTGTAGACGCTATACGTCTTGGCAAAATGCACCAAGATCCGCGGTTCCTGTTGCGAGAAGTCAATGGCCGCCCACTGGTCACCTTCTTCTGGTAGGAATAGACTGCGGATCATTGGCCCCAGTTCTGGATCGCGGGCAGGGATTTGTTGTAGGTTGGGGTTTGACATTGATATGCGCCCCGAAACCGTACCGCCATCGTCGGATCTAATCTGGTTTATGTGCGAATGTATGCGTCCATCGGCACGACAGTGCTTGAGTATTGTATTTATAAACGTGCCAGACGTTTTGTTTAGGTTTCGAGCTTCAACCACGAGCTTGGCTAGGGGGTGTTCATGCTCTGCCAGAAACAGTTTTGTAAACGACGGTGCGCCTTTTTCTGTCTTTGGGTAGGTTATGTCGAGCTTATCAAACGCTTTTGATAAGGATTGAGCCGCCCAAATTTCTAAATCTGTACCGGCCAGACGCTTGATTTCTTTCATGACTTCTTTTTCGCGCTTGAGTAGCATGTCTCTGGTGCGCTCGACGCGGTTTTGATCTACGCGCACACCACGGAAGGTCATGTCTACCAGACAAGGCAGTAGGTCCAGTTCGAGATTTGCTATGTCCCAAAGATCCTCTTTGCCCAGTTGCACAGAAAAGTAATTCCAAAGCTCTAATGTCAGGCTTGCGTCAGCTTCTGCATATGGTCCCACATACATTGCGGGCATTTTCCACATCTCGGCTTTAGGATCTATGCCGAACTCTCTTGCCGCTGCGACAAGGGCTTTTTCTGATTTCGTTTTATTGAGGTGGTCGTATGCCAAAGCGTTGAGGCTGTAACTAAATCTGTTCTCGTCAAGCAACGATGCAACAACCATCGTATCTATAATGCGGCCGTTAACGGTAAAACCCATCTGCCTGATCCAACCCAGATCATACTGGGCATTGTGCATGATTTTATCGGCCGGACACTCGAATACTTTCTTGAGCCACCTGTTGACGACTTTCTCGTCCAGATTGCCTCCGCCGAAGTGTCGAACAGGAATGTAACCGGTCCAATCCTCTGTGGCTATTGCATAACCAACAACTTCGCCATCACCCGTAGGCCAACCGGGCCCGTTTTTCTTTAGGTTTGGATCTTTTGTTTCAACGTCGATAGCTATTTTTTTAGCTTGGGTTAGATCGGGTAGTTCTAATGGGGGCACCCATTCACTTTTTGGGGCGAACATGGCCATTTGTAAACCTGTCAATTTTTATTTCCTCATGTTGAGGGCCCGTCAGTTCTGCTCCGAGGGCCGTGTATCCTGCCTTATCGATCCATGAATCTAAATGGTCGATTGATTCTAGTAGTCGGCTTGTCTTGACCCAGTCCATCATTAAAGCCACGTGGGCCGGTGTCAGCAATCCGTGGGACATCATGGCCCCTTTTATTATTATGTTCCACCCTTCTGCAATACGAGCGTGGTTTTCAAAGGCATCACCGTAGTGTTCTGCTCTGTCTCCGGTAATTAGTTTTAAAGCTTCTTCTAATACGTCTTCACGTTTCATCTTCTTTCTCCCTTGGTAAGTAGACCATGACAAAAGTCCCACATTTTGGACAACTCAAGTTTGTTTCCATGCTATGCTCCGGATCGTCTTCACAATCGTGATCCCCACCCCAGATAAGTTCCGTTTTACAATGCCAACAATTCATAGGTCATAACTCCTTGATACGTCTTCGGGCTCTACAATGTAGAGGTTTTGTTTGGTTCTGGTAACGCCCACATAAAACACGCGGTGCATGTCGTCTGGGTTGCGTCGCATCTCTTCGTCAGCCGCCGGACTAATGTCGGTAAACAGGACAACGTTCTCTGCCTCGCCGCCTTTTGCACCGTGGATCGTGGACGCTGTAATACGGGGTATGCCGTTGAACTTTTCTTTTCTGCGTAACAGGGCGGTAATGTATGCCCTGTCTGTCTCTGGTAATTTATCCATCGCTTCGGACCAGATCATATCGTCGGTAGCCAAGAGGCCGTGTTTACCCGTTAGGTCCGACATGCTTACCAAGTCGGTATCTTCTATGCCCGGTATTTTTTTAAAGCCACGCTTAACGCGCTCACCAATTGACATGAAGCTATATATTTTTCTGGCTACGTCTCCTGTAATCTCTCTGCCTTGGCGTAGCTGTTCCCATCCGTTGACGGCTTCGCTTATCTTTTCAGAGATGGACCGGTGGCCGCGATAGGTAAACAGGTAACCGCTAGATCGTAGGTCGGCGGCTACTGGATTTAATTGGTATCCGGCTTGTGATAAAATGAGCCAAGTACCTTGCGACATATCCAAACCACTGATAGTGTCGATCCGCGTCACATTACCGGGTTCGTCCTTGGGCTCATACCTTTTTGGGAAGCGCCTGTTAATGCGACGCACGACACCTTCAGCTATTCTATGAACCTGACGCGGTACGCGGTAAGATTGACTAAGCGTTTCAGATCCGCCCGGTAGGTTGATGAACTGGTCTACGTCTGCGCCTGCCCATCTATAAATAGCTTGGTCATCGTCACCGGCTGCATACATACGTTCCGAGCTTTTATCCAGTATATGAGCAATATCCCACTGTAACGAACTTAGATCCTGCGCTTCGTCCAGAAAGCATATGTCAAACTTGGGGCAGTACTCGAAAGATTGATTAACAAATTCCTGTAGCATGTCTGTGAAATCATAAAGTCCTAACTTTGTTTTGTATTCGCGCAGGCATTCGTCCACATATTTTACTGTGTTCCAATCTTGCTCAAGGTTACTGTTGTTATATTCCTTACGAAGGTCCGACTTTTTAAGACGCGTCAGGTTTATAATACCAAGCACCGGATCTGACCCAGACACCATGTCGGGCAGATCATTGTCAAAGTTTACAGACTTGGCCTCGTTCAGCGTAATACCAATGGCTTTGCTGAGTTCGCGGTAGTTCTCTGCCTGCATAACTTGCTCTGGGCGTATGTCCGTCATTGTAAGCGCCAATGAGTGCAGTGTACGGAAAAACATTAAGTCTTTCTTAGGGTCGAGGTTAAACCTCTGTGCGGCGCGTTCCTTGGCCTCTGTGGCGGCCTTCTTGGTAAAAGCGAGAAAGGCTATCCGGTGCGGATGCACACCACTAGCCAGAGCATCGTCCACCATATTAAGAAGCGTCGTTGTTTTCCCTGTTCCCGGCGGTCCGAATATCCTCAACATGTCTTTCTTTCTCCCGTTTGTATATTTGTTGCACACGTTGTTTCGAGACGTTGTAACGTTTTGCAACGGCGGTCTTTGTCATGCGTTGTTGATCTATCAGTCGCACGATTTCCTGATTACGGTCTTCGGTCAAAACGGAGCCTCCCCTTGTGATCCGAACTGCGGTACGGTAAAGTCCATGTCCGCGCTTTCAAAAGATGGTATTTTCCACACTCTTACGGCCCTCCCTTTAATTTTTAAAACAACACTCTCGCCGTTAATGTCCCGTAGGCGTTGGGCTATCTTATGTGACTTATATTCGAAAAACTTATTTTTGCGAAGAAAGCCTTCGAAATCTTTTAGTCTAAAGAATGTTATGTCAGAATCCTCGTCTGTCCAAGGGCGACGCAATAATATTTCTTCTTTATCTTGCGCTTGCTGTTGGTGACGACAGAACTCCTCTAGGTAATCGTAGAACTGCCCGCTGATGCTTGCGTCTTGTGCAACCTCAATGATTGCACTTTCGTTATCGCGCATTTCAGTCATCAAGGTGCTTATCCGACTTTCCCATTGTTGGTTGGCAACGGACCGAGGCATGAAGTTAAGCTGCTCTGTTCTC